AGTTTGAGAGGGATAACGAAGTGCTGTCCATCTTACCTAGTGAATCACTAGATGAATATAAACAGAGGGTAGGGTATTATAACCCCACCAACTTAGTTGGATACAGTTATACTCGGTTTCTCAGGTTTGTCAACAACAAAATTTTAAGAGGTATAAAATGACTGAAAAGTATCCAGTAAACCTGATAGGTAAAAGATATAGGAATAAACTTGACAAAACTCAAAAAAAAGATATGTATGTTAACTTACTAGAGAAGTTTTATAGACACCTAATAAAAGGGGGGAGAGGAACTGGAATACACCTACCTCACTCCAGAGTATTTTATATTAGGGCTGCAATGCAAGAGGACAAAGATTTTATAGCTAAGTTAGGAAGAATACCTACCTTACAAGAAGTTGAAGAAGCTTTAGATAAAGAAAGCGGAAGTTTATGGAGTACTAACGAAGTACCTGAATGGTTTGCTCAGAAGTATGATTTTATTAAGAATAAATAGAAACCATAGTCCCTCTACTCATTGGCCTTATTCTTGCGAGGTTCGTGTCAATAGTAATTTGTTTGAGATCCAGTGATTCCACCAGGAAGACGACTGAATCAAATAAAATAAACTTCTGGGTACGAGGGTGTGGAGATAATCTGCACCCTCACACAGGATAAAGGATGAAAGAAGTATTTAAGATAGGTGCGTGCATCGTAGGTGTACTAAGTTTGTACATTGGTGTAGCATCGTTATTACAGAATCAAGGGGGAGTATTCTTATATATCTTACCTATAAACATAGCGTTTGTTTGGTGGTACTCTAGAATACAACTGTTACATGCCAAGAAAGAAATCTAATCCCATACGAAAGACTACGAAAGGCAAAGGGGCTAACTATAGACCTACTAAGTCTGGAGCAGGTATGACTAAGAAAGGGGTAAAGGCTTATCGTAAAGCTAATCCTGGTTCTAAGTTAAAGACTGCAGTTACTGGTAAAGTAAAGAAAGGTAGCAAAGCAGCGAAGAGAAGAAAGTCTTATTGTGCTAGATCAGCAGGACAACTAAAAAGGAGTTCAGCTAAAACTAGAAATGATCCTAACTCTCGTATTAGACAAGCTAGAAGAAGGTGGAAGTGTTAAATGAGTAAATTAGAAAATAAAAATAAAGGAGAACCTATTTGGGGATCATACAAAGGAGATCCTAATTCAGCTCAGTTTATAGTAGGTTATCATCCTAGTGAAATTAGAGATCGTGATACAAACAAAACTTTAGATCTTTTTGAATTAAGTAAAAAAAATAAAAAAACTCTTAGAGAAAAAGCAAAAATTAGACAGGGTAGAGGTTAGGGAATGGCTGCTAAAAAAAAGAAGACACCTAAGAAGAAAGGTGCTACACCTACTAACTCTGCATTGTATTCTAGAGTTAAGGCAGCAGCTAAAAAGAAATTTAAAGTGTACCCATCAGCTTATGCTAACGGATGGTTAGTTAGAGAATATAAGAAACGTGGTGGTGGATACAAGTAATGGCTAAACCAACAGGAGGACTAACAGCCTGGTTTGGTAAAGGACCTAAAGGAGATTGGGTTGATATAGGTGCACCCAAGAAGAAAGGTAAGCTCCAACCTTGTGGTAGAAAGTCTGCAAGTAAAAGTAAGAGATCTTATCCTAAGTGTGTACCAAGGTCTAAAGCTAAGAGTATGACTGAAGCACAAAAGAAAAGTGCTGTTACTAGAAAGAGATCTAAGTCTCAAGGTGTAGGTGGTAAACCTACTAACGTAAAGACTATAGTAAAGAAGAAGAAAACTACTAGAAGGAAGAAAAAGAAATGAAAACAGTACCTAAAAAAAGTAAAGGTCTTGGTAAATTACCAAAAACTGTTAGAAATAAAATGGGCTATTTAAAGAAAGGCGGAACTATGAAGAAAGCAAAAGGCTACAAAAAAGGTGGAGTCGCTACTAAAAAAGCTAAGGGATATAGCAAAGGCGGAGTCGCTAAAAAAGCAAAAGGAATGAAAAGGGGTGGGGTAAAGACTAGGAAAAAATAGTCTATGCCACATCTTATATCGAATGTACCCTACTTTAAAACGTGGGTAAGAAAAGAGTTTACAGCCAATCATCAAGATTATCATGGTGAATTTCTACACGGATTAGTAATAGCAGTAAACTGTATGCCAGATAGATCACTATCTTTTCAGATTGTGTTTACTGGTTGCGAAGCTGAAGATGATGAGCCTAATGTACACGGTGGTGCTATGTGGGCTCGGATGCCAATACAAGGTCTAGTTGCTGACATACCACTAGACAAATGGCCTGACAGAATGGAAAACCATTTATGTCAACCATGGGATTGTATGTCTAGAGAACACGAAGTAGTAGTTTTAGATAGAACATCTTCTTCACCCTGGTATGCTAAGATAGATGGAGAGTTCTATTTAGCTAAGTATATCTTTACAGTAGACTATACTAAAGACGATATAGCCGATAGCCCAGACCAACATAAACAAAGTCATGTATTATATTTGACTGAAGGTGAATGGAAAGGAAACATAGTAGCACTACCTAATAACAGAGTAAGAGTTACTAATCCTGCATTATGGGTTACAGGAGAAGGAGCTCCTGATTTTGCTCCGAGTCAATGGACTCACAGTAGTGAGGAGCATGAAAGTTATACAGATCCACATATAACTTTTAATAATTTGTATAAGGACTAATATGCCTAGAAATTATAAAAGGGAATATAAGAGTTACCATAGTAAAGATGAGCAGAAAAAAAGAAGAGCATCTAGAAACAAGGTAAGAAGAGCTGCCCTACGTAAAGGGAAAGTAACTAAAGGTGATAAAAAAGATATAGATCACAAAGATGGTAATCCTAAGAATAACAAGAAAAGTAATCTTAGAGTAGTATCAAGAAGTAAGAACAGATCCTTTCCTCGTAATAAAAAAGCAGGAAAGAAAATTGTAAGGAGAAAAAAATGAAAAATTTAATAATTGTATGTGTATTAAGTTTAAGTTTGATAGGTTGTGCTGCGTCACAAATATCTTTAACAGCGTCTGCACCAAAAGGTAAAGACTTAGATATTACTATTAAAACTAAAGAAACATCTGAGTAAGGAGAAATACTATGCCAATGGTTGGAGATACAAAGTTTTCTTATACTGATGAAGGTAAAAGAAAAGCTAAACTACAAGCTACCAAGACAGGCCAAACTATGCACGTAGGTTACCGAAAAGGTGGAGGAGCTTTAAAAGTAGATTCACCTACTGGTAAAAAATGTTTGTTTGGTATAAAGAAATAAATGGCTATACCTACTTTTAAATCTGTAGGGGTAGCCTTATCTACTACAAATAGAACTACTATATATACTACTCCGAGTTTATCTCGTGCTGTAGTTACTTCTATTATGGCAGGTAATGTTGATGGATCAAGTGCAGCTACATTAAAACTTGAATGGTATGATGCATCAGCTACAACACATTATGCACTTACTGGAGCATACAGTATAGCAGCAAACGGATATTTAATTATATCTGATTCTCCTATTTACTTTGACGCAGGTGATCTTTTATCTGCAACAGCAGGAGCAGCAGACGATATAACAGTTACTGCTTTTGTAGAAGAGTATTCAACAGGATTTTAAATGGCAAAAGAACTAACAGAAAAACAAACAAAATTTATTGATGCTTTATTTGGTGAAGCACTAGGTAATCACAGACTAGCAATGGAGATAGCAGGATATAGTCCTAACACTACATGGAGAGATGTTACAGCTAATATTAACGAAGAAATATTACAGGCATCAAAAGAATACTTAGCTATGCATGCACCTAAAGCAGCAGTTGCAATTACAGGTATTATTGATGATCCTACTGAGTTAGGTAATAGAGATAAGCTAACAGCAGCTAAAGATATATTGGATAGAGCAGGCGTTGTAAAGCAAGAGAAGATAGAAGTAAACACTCCTTCTGGTTTGTTTATACTACCTTCTAAACATAATGAAGAAGAAGAAGAAGATGGAAATTGAGTATAAAAGAAAACTAGGTTCTACTGTCCCCTTTGGTTGGGAACTTGTAGAAAATTCAAAAGACTTATTAAGAAGCATACCAGAACAACATGAGCTATTAGAGAAAGCTAAATATCATGCTAAAACATCTAGTCTACGTGAAGTAGCTAAATGGTTATCAGCAAATAGTGGAAGGTCTATATCACATGTTGCTCTTTTTAAAATGTTAAAGAAGGATGAAAGTGAGCGAAATAAAAAAGCAGCAAACATCAGATGGGAGCGAGTTAAAGCCAAGACAAGGTCAGAGACGCAAGAAGATCTCATCAGGGAAGCACAAAATTATTCGATCCAAAAGGAAGCCACCACCTAGGGCTAACATAGTCGAGACTGATACTGTAGAAGATGATCTACATAATATCGAAGAAGAAAGAGATATTGTATTTCAACCAAACAGTGGACCACAAACAGACTTCTTAGCATCTAATGAAAAAGAAGTTTTATATGGTGGTGCAGCAGGTGGCGGTAAATCCTACGCTCTATTAGCAGATGTGTTGCGTTATTGCAACCATCCTAATCATAGTGCTCTTCTACTTAGAAGAACAAATGATGAGCTAAGAGAGTTGGTACAAAAGAGTCAGGAACTATATCCAAGAGTATTTCCTGGAGCTAAGTGGAGTGAAAGAAAGTCTTTATGGACATTTCCCTCTGGTGCTAGAATATGGATGACATATCTTGAACAAGACAAAGACGTTCTAAGATATCAAGGACAAGCGTTTACTTGGATAGGTGTAGATGAGCTTACTCAGTATGGTACACCATATGCTTGGAATTACTTACGTTCTCGTTTACGTACTGTAGATAAAGATTTACCTACGTACATGAGAGGCACTACAAACCCAGGCGGTCCAGGTCATATGTGGGTTAAGAAGATGTTTATTGATCCTGCACCTTATAACTCATCGTTTTGGGCAACAGATATAGAAAATGGAGAAGTACTAACTTATCCTAAAACACACGAAAAAGCAGACAAGCCTTTATTTAAAAGAAGGTTTATACCTGCTAAACTAACAGATAATCCTTACCTTTCTGAGGCAGGAGAATATGAAGCTAACTTGTTATCTTTACCAGAAGTACAAAGACAACAACTATTAGAAGGATCATGGGACATTGCAGAAGGTGCAGCGTTCACTGAGTTTAACAGAGATGTACATGTAGTAGCACCTTATAATGTTCCTACTTCATGGAAAAGATTTAGAACATGTGACTATGGTTATTCAAGTTGGTCAGCGTGTTTATGGGTAGCAGTAAGACCAGATAATAAATTAATTGTATATAGAGAACTTTATGTACAAAAGAAAACAGCAGATGAACTAGCAGAATTAATACTAGGTATAGAAAGAGAACAAGATGATAAGATATGGTATGGTGTACTTGACTCATCGTGTTGGCATAATAGAGGACAAACAGGTCCTTCGATTGCAGAAACAATGATATTACGAGGATGTCGATGGAGACAGTCCGATAGAAGTAAAGGAAGTAGGATAGCAGGAAAGAACGAGCTACATAGACTATTAAGAGTAGATGAAGAAACAGGCGAAGCAGGGGTTGAATTTTTTTCAAATTGTGTTAAACTTATATCAGAATTACCACAGATACCTTTAGATAAAAATAACCCTGAAGATGTAAACACTAAAATAGATTACGACCATGGATATGATGCACTAAGATATGGCATTATGTCTAGACCAACCCCTAGGGGATTGTATGACTTTTCCAACACAGATTGGAAGAAACCTTGGACACCTGCTGATCAAGTATTTGGATATTAAACATGGCTGAAGAACAAAGTACAGAAACAGAAATAGAAATGAAATTAGATGATACTGAGCAAGATACTCTTGCCTCGTATATAAAAAACAAATATGAGTCTTCTAGTGACTCTAGGTATTCTCAAGAAGCAAGATGGATGGACTCTTATAGAAACTATAGAGGTATTTATGGTGCAGAGACACAGTTTACTGAAACAGAAAAAAGCCAAGTATTTTTAAAAGTTACAAAAACAAAAGTTACAGCAGCGTATGGTCAAATCATTGATGTACTATTCGCAGGACAAAAATTTCCTTTAGGTGTAGAAGCAACAAGAGTACCTTCTGGTGTAGAAGAAGCTGTACACTTTGATCCTAAAAACCCAACAGCACCTGAAGAAGATCCTAATCAAGGTAGTTTATTTCCACCAGGCTCTAAAGAAGAAGAGCTAGAGTTAGGAGCATTAAAAGATTTAGCAGATGATTTAGAATTAAAAGAAGGTGCAGGAGTTACTCCTACATCTATTACATATCATCCTGCAGAAGAAGCAGCACGTACTATGGAAAAAAAGATATTAGATCAGTTAGAAGAATCTTCAGCTTCTAAACATCTAAGATCAGCTGCCTTTGAGATGGCACTTTTTGGTACAGGAATACTAAAAGGACCGTTTGCTCAAGATAAAGAATACCCTAGATGGGAACAAGACGAAGAAGGTAATGGTACTTACACACCTGAAATTAAGACAGTACCTAAGCTAGACTTTGTTTCTTGTTGGGATTTTTATCCTGATCCTGCAGCAAACAATATGGATGAAGTAGAATATGTGATTCAGCGACATAAATTAAACCATGCTGATATGAGGGCATTAAAAAATCGCCCTCTGTTTGATGAAGATGCCCTAGACGAATGTATCGAGATGGGCACTAATTACACCAGACAATGGTGGGAGGATGATTTAGATGACTATGATTCGACAAATGTTAGCGTTGATCGCTACGAAGTCTTTGAGTTTTGGGGCAACATTGATAGAACAGTTGCAGAAGACGCAGGCTTGGATATACCTAGAGAATACTCAGATGTGGATTTGGTTCAAATCAACGCTTGGGTATGTAACAACAAGATTTTACGGTTGGCGTTTAATCCTTTTATGCCTATCCGTATTCCTTATTTTGCTGCTCCTTATGAGTTAAACCCTTACTCTTTCTTTGGAGTAGGCCTAGCAGAAAACATGGTAGATACACAACAGCTAATGAATGGCTTTATGCGAATGGCTGTTGATAATGCTGTTCTATCAGGTAACCTGATATTTGAGATAGATGAAACAAATCTCGTACCAGGTCAAGACCTAGAAGTACACCCTGGTAAGATATTTAGGAGACAAGGCGGAGCACCTGGTCAAGCACTATTTGCTACGCAGTATCCTAATGTATCTTCCCAGAATTTGATGATGTTTGATAAAGCACGAGCCTTGTCCGATGAATCTACAGGCATTCCGTCTTTCTCACATGGCCAAACTGGTATACAAGGAACTGGTAGAACAGCGGCAGGGATATCCATGCTTATGGGTGCAGCCCAAATATCTATTAAGACAGTAGTTAAAAATATAGATGATTATCTCTTACAACCTTTAGGAGAGTCTTTCTATTCGTTTAACCAACAATTTGATTTCGATCCTGATGTACAGGGTGATATAGAAATAAAAGCTAGAGGTACAGAAAGCCTTATGCGTAACGAAGTAAGAAGTCAAAGACTACTACAACTTATGCAAATTGGATCAAATCCTGCACTAGCACCTTTTGTAAAGTTCCCAGTAATACTAAGAGAGATAGCACACTCATTTGATCTTGATGCTGAGAAATTTGTAAATGATGAAAGAGAAGCTTTAAGACAAGCTAAAGTTATGCAAGCATCAGGTATGATGCAAGGACCACCACAACAACCNCCAGGAGCAGGAGGAGCACCAACTCCACCAGAAGGAGGAGGAACAGTTCCACCAACTAGTCCTGCAGGAACAGGTAATAGTCAAATAGG